GGTCACCCCCAGCTCGCGCATGCGGTCATCAAACGAACATGTCACGAACGGATGCTCTACCTTTGGCCTCTCGCACAGGCGTCCGTAGCATCCATCACAGACGATAGGCATTATGTCCCGCACCAACTCCCGCAGCCGTTCGTTCTCTTCCGCGAGACGTTCGCACTTGCCAATCAGTGCGGCGTTGTCTTGCAGCATCATAGTTATTGCTTGATCAGTATCATTCATAATTTTCTCCCTAAACTCTCATATAAATTTTCGTATCTGTAATTGGAATTAATTCATAACTATAATCTGTACAAAATACTCCGTCAAATCTACAAGTTGCTTTATTCGCATACATCCAAAGATAACATTTGTTATAAGACCCTCTACGATTTTTATAAATAGACATTTTTACATTCGGCATAGCCATACCTGTACTACCTATAATATTTTGAAGTTTTTCTTTATCTTCCTCTGTAACATCTAATAATAACATACCTGTATCAACTTTATCCGCAATACTTTTTGCTCCGCGTAGTAAATTTTGATCAGGAATATCTGCGGATTTTCAATCTTGATTTAATTGTGTACTACTTAAAATAAAAACATTATATTCAGTTGCAATTTCTTTTAATTTAACGCTTAACAAGAAAAGAATGTTATCTTCTCGAAGTTTTACCCCACCAGACCTTTTAGTAATTTCCTCAAGAATTTTCATAGAAGTATGAATATAATCAATGAAAAAATATTGAGTTGCGTACAATCTAATACTTCTTTTTATTGCATTTTCAATATCTTTTAAACTAAAATCTGGGATAACTTCAATATATAATGGAGACTCTTTAATAATTTCAATCGCGACTTTTATTCTCTCTCTTTCTTCAAAACTAAGTGTATTATTAAGAATATTCTCTTCATTAATATCTGCTAAAAATGCAACCATCATTGTTTGCAATTCATCGAGCTCGAGCTCTGTGCTTAAGAAAAAAGAAGGAAAAGCTAATCCATTATCAATCCACTCTCCATTTTTCCAAATTTTATTACAGCCACAATTACAAAAATCTGCAACCATTGTTCTTGTTTTACCAACGCCTGTTGCAGCTGACCGCAAATAAAATTTTCCAAGTCGCATACCTCTTGTAACAGTATTAATCATATCTCCATACATAGGCTGTCCTACATCTGGTACCTCTCCAAGAGAAGCAAATAATTCTTCAATTCCTGCGGCCGCAGATATACTTTCATCAGAAGTATGATCAACATATTCTGACCTAATTTTAAGCATTAACATATCAATTTTATCTGCAATATCAGTTAAGCTTAAACTATCAAAATATTTATTTTGTTGTTCTCTTTTGGATATGTTTAATTCATCTGGATTATATAAACTTGATACATCTAATCCTATATCATGATAAGCTTGAAGCAAAGTTAATTTTTTAATTCTATTATAATAATAGTCAAAGTTTTGAAAATCTACTCCTGTTGTACAAGATTTAACAAACCTTGGACCATCACCAGCTTTATATTCAGCATAACTTTGTGGTTTATCATTTAAATAATCTTCAATTGTTTGAGGAGTTATATATTCTGTTCCTAAAGCTGCTAAATTAGATAAAGCTGAAAATAATGTTCTATGAAACCCTTTCGGAAAATCTTCATCTGATAATTCATATCTTGAATCATTTAAAATATCAAGATTATTAATAATACATCCTAATACCTGAACCGTCGCCGGAGTATCTATATATTTAAGTTCACTCAAAATATTTAAACCTCCTAACTAAGTTCATAAAATTTAATATGACGAGGCTTCTTTATAGGAGTTGCTTTTCCAATTATTTCTGTTGGCACTTCTCCTATAAATTCGCTTATTATTTTATCTTTATTTATTTGAGAATTTTTATATTGATTTTGTGCATAAGTTAAATAATCACTATAAACATATGGCACAATTCCTATTCCACCATTTGCTTGATCTGTAGATGATTTTTTTATATCATACCAATATATTAAAGTTTTATAAATTGCTTTAATATCTAATCCTTCTTGAGTAATAAATTTTTTAATTTGTGCTTCGATTTTCGTATAAGAATAATTTATTCCAAGAACATGTTTCATATATGTATGAATTTGATTTGCGGTATCCGCGCATTCTTTATGAGCATACCTACGGCCAAGCTGAACAAAATCTGTATCTTCTCTCTGAAAGGATTGGCCGCAATATGGACATTTAACAGGTGCTAATTTTGCCATTAATCTCCTTTCATAGATATTTTATCAATTAATTATAACATATATTTTTGTTTCTGTCAAATAAAAAACCGCCCTCAAAAGAGAGCGGTTTAAATAATATTGGTGATATAAGATACCTTTATGCCATTACACCTTAAAAATATTCTTTAACAGTTACCGTAACATCTATAGCTGTAACTTGATTTGTTCAATTGGCATTAAAAGTTATAGATCATTCGTCTTTATTTCAATCATATTTTAAATAAGTTGGATTTAAATTATGGTCTTTAATAAAATGTAAAATTTCATCTTGAGTTTTACAATGTATAATTTGAGCCAACTCATTTCCAAAATTCATTCTATAGCCCATTACCGACCGCTTCTGTGAGATCGTCTACGATAAGAACAAGTTGTTCTACTTGATCCCGAGTCATATCAGAAACTTTCTTTCCCTTACCGAGATACTTATCTGTAATAGCTACAATACGAGGAGCCCATGTAGTACCAAATGCACCACCAGTAGCATTTTGAATCTTAGATACAAGAGTGTTAAATTGATTCATAAGATCATCAAAATCAAGTTCTGGTTCAGCTACATGAGCTGTAGTAGGGGCATCTGTTACAAACTGTCCGTTAAAATCTTTTGCTTGACGATCAATTGCATCTCCAATAGCATTAACAAGATTATCATAACTAAAATCAATGCTATCAGGGGTATACTTAAAACGAGAACCCGCAACAAAACGAGGGGTGCCCCGCATAAATAAAGTGGTATGAACAGTTCCATCTTCCTCTTGGAATGGATGTGCATAACCAATAATATCACTCATGCGGTCAACAACAAGCCTAGGCTGATTAGCTAGAGTAGGAACAATCTGCTGATACTCATCACCATTTTCATCTTTAAAAGTTTTATCTTGAGCATGAGAAATCATTACAAGACCATAACCCATTTGTGGAATTCTACGAAGAGCTTCATCAAACTCTTTCTTAGCAAGATTATATCCCTTACCAAATGGAAGGTCACCTACAGCTGAAACACCATTTTGATTACAAATATATTTCTCACAAAGATCATATGCAATATCAACAGTATCAACAATAATATTCTTAAATTGTTTACGAGCTTCATCTGAATCAAGCTGCTTAAGAATTTGCTTAAATTCAGACCATTTATTAACGGGCTGAGCCATAACACCGGGGATAGCTAGATAACCGGTCTCAAATGCACATAAAAGAGCTTTTGGAAATTGAGCCGCAGTTGTAGTTTTACCAGTTTTGGGCTGACCATAAAGAAGTACAGTATAACCACAGAGATCGCGAGAGACCTCATGAGGTTTAATAGAAAAAATATCAATCATAAAGTCTCTCCTTTAATTAAAACTTAAAATTAGATGCAACAGTTGGAGAATTAGTAGGACCACCTACGAAAGAATTATCATTAGAAGTGGGGAATCCAGATTGACCACTTGCACTATTATTGCGTGCTTCTTGACGAGCCTTAGCTTCTGCTTTTTGCTGCTCTCGAGCTTCTAGACCCTGCTTAAATTCTGCTACTGTCATTGTAGAATCATCATTAAATTCATAAGGTTCTGGAGCACAGCCATCCATTTCCCACATGCGAAGAGTACGAGTTGTATACTCAACTTGCGGCGCTCCCCAAGCAGTTTCTACTTGATGTTCAACTCGCTGAGTTGAAGAAACAATCCTACCCCAAACATATACATAATAAGGATTATTCATTGAAATATCAAGATTTTCAAAATATTTCATTCCTGCTTCATTTGTAAGACTATAAGTTACAGGAATAAAATCGTTACGGAAGTTGAAAACATAACCAGAAATATTCATATAATCTTTTCCATCTTCAACTTCTACAACTTTTGTACTTGTAATAAGCATATCAGTTTCAAAATTATTACGCTTATCACGAAAACCATCATTAGCATAATGTGTAAATCCGCCACGAACTTGTTTAGACTCAACCATATTACCATCGCGGCCCATAAAATCATTAACTTCTACATCACCTTGAATACGAAGTTTAGTTGCTTTATCCTTACCATCCTTCTCCCAAGTTGGAGCACCATTTAGAAGAGATTGAAGAATTGTATAAGTTTCATTCTCTTTTCCACTCTTCCAAGTTGGAATTACATAGGTATAACGAACACTTACAATATTAATTCCATCCTCGTCAGTTGCAATGTTTACAGTACCATTAATATATTCCTGACCAGGACTCTTGCTATTTGGGCCTGCTACATTTGCAAAGAGACTAAAATTGTAAACATAACCTTCGACATATACAATATTTTTATTATTTCGCATACATTTTCTCTCTTTCTTTTAAACTGTCTCTTTTATTACAATTATATTATATAATATATTTTAACAATTGTCAATAGTACAATTATTCAATCTCTTGCCATTCATCATCAATAAATTCATGCATGGGCAGCGTATGAATTCAATTTACAAAATCAGTATTCCATCCAGAAAGGCGATGGTTTTTACGTTGATTATACATAGTTTTAAGAGTTTGATAATTTAATGATACCATACGACCTTGAATAAATCCCTCTGGAAGCATTGCTTTTACTTTTTCAAAATATTGTTCTTTAATAGGACCTGCTTCAAGAGTCTTATATAATGCAATAAGATCATTGATAGCAGTTAAATAATCTCTTATAGCTTTATTTGCAATTTCGTCTTCTCCAAAAGTAAAGAAAAGATCTTCTTCTTTAACTCCATCCTTCATTAAAGTATGCATTGTTGACTGACTATTCGCAGTAGGGCCAATTTTGTAAGTATCAAATTCACTCCATCAAAATCTTGGTGCAAAAATATTTACTCAAACACAAATTTGACGTAAAAACTTAGCATGTTCAGGACTACCTGCGCTACATAATCTTTTAGCTAGATCATAATCATTTTTACCAATAATAAGGTTACCATCTTCATCTGTATAAGTATCAGCTTTTTGATAAGATTTAAGTGGATGACGCATTCCAGCTAAAGCAGGTGCAAATCCAGCTACTTCAAGCGTTTGAAAACTAACCATTATTAACCTCCTTTACTTACTAATATTATATCCAAGAGCATCTGAATTATATAATTCAATAAAATATTTTTCTTTTTCGTTTAATTGATTAGGTTCACATTCTAAAAGAAGTTCAAAAGAAAATGCTTCTAAGCCATATTCCGCTGCAGCCGCATATAATTGATTATTTTTAGGAGCATCAATTTGTAACATCATCTTACAGTGATCCATCCATCTACGGCGAACATCAACAGCTTGACCTATATAACATTCTCCAGTTTCTTGATTTGTGATTTTATAGATGCCACATACATCAGTTTTTCCAAGAATTTGAGGAAATTTTTTCTTAGCAATAGGAGCATAATAGGCTTGCCAGATTGCCATTAAAATTGATCTAGGTTTTGCAATTTTTTTAACAACTCCCCGCAATATATTTATATCATTTCTTTCTTCTATTGGAAGAATGAGACAATAATCTTCTTTGTTTTCTTGAATCTGTTTTTCTTTTTGTGCCGCGGCAATTGCCGCCGCTTTAGTATCTTTTAAAGATTGCAATTCATTTTTAACTTTATGAACATCTTCTTCTAGTTTATTAAGATATTGTTCTTGATACTTTTTAGCAACTTCTAAGCGCTTATTTCATTCAGATAATTCATTCTCATAAACAGCTTGAGCTTTTTCTCTTGCTAATTGCTCTGATTGTTTAATAAAATATTCAGCTTTCTCATTTTTTTCTTCTGTTAATTTTCATTTTTGTTCTGTTTGAATTAATTTATTTTCATAATCTTTATATTCTATTTTTAAATTAAAAATAGATTTTCTAAGCCCATCTCCTTGTTCTTTGAGATCATCAATATCTTTTTTTAATTTTTGTTGCTCATATTGTAATATGTTATTTTCATCTAAAATTTTTTGATTTTGATTTTCAATAGGTTTTACTGTGCGGCAACCTAATCAGTAACAAAACCAAGCAAGAATTATATCTCCAATAAAAATGGTAATAGGAATTATTATATTTCAGTTCATAATAAAATAGCGGAAGTAAGAACTTTCTTACCTCCGCTCTCCTTTTATCTCTTATTTAATTTAATTACTCTTTTTCAGCATTAGGATCAGCAGCTGCACCCTCAGCGGTTAGACGAATAAGTTTATCCTTCTCGCCTTCAACAACCTCACGAACAACTAGACCTTTACGCTGAAGACCATTTAGAACACCGGTAATAGAACGGGGTTCAATACCTAGAGTCTCAGCGATCATCTTAGAAGTTAGATCACTCTGAGAATTCTTTTGAAGGAAAGTTAGAACTGCCTTAGCATTATCAGAAAACATAGCGGCCATAAAAGACCCTCCTTTTCTCTCGTGGGATTATTCCCAATTAATTAATTACTTAATATATTATACTACTTAATTAAAAGAATGTCAAGAACTTTTTTTATTTTTTTCTTAACTTCTTTATATATATTATATTATTTATTTTATAAGTTGTCAAGTATAAATTATTTAAACACTTCTTTGTATTTACAATCTTCTGGATTTTTATCTTCTCGAACTTTAATAAATACTGGATGTCGCAACGCACCGTCTTTAGTCGTAGACATTGCTTCACATTCAATTACATGATTAAGATAATTTTCAGGATTGATAGCCATATCTTCACGAATAGCATCTGTAAGACCAGACGCGACTTTACCAACTTCTATTAATTTTCCATCTTTATAAAGACCAAGGGTCATAGCATTTTTCCATCCAAAAAACCAAGGTTTAGTTACAGGTTCCCAAAGATTAGGATTATGTTGATAATCTTTATAATGATAACCATAATAATCATGCCATAAATAATTTCCATCTTGATCTATCTCACCACGTTGAACCCAGTATTGCCAAGTTTCAATCTCTTTCCCTGTATAAGTACGAATTGGATCTTCAAGACCTATACAAACAAGATCAATGCTATCCATATGTTCTTTCATTTTAAAATATGTGCGGGTTGGACGCTTTCCTGGCTCATATATAGCATCAATCTTTTTAAAAACCATACCTTCTCCGCCTTTAGCGAAGATATTGTGAAGATTTTGTTCAAAATTATCTTTATACAAAGGCGCTAAACTTATATATACATTAACATCTTGTTTAAAAAACCAATTTTCAAATTTTTCAAAACGAGTTAAAAATCCTGTATTGCATAAATCTTCACCATTAAAACGTATACAATCAAAAATATAATAATGAATAAATCCACCATAATCATTACTCTTTTGACGCTTAATAGCATTTTCAGGAGTACATCCCATGATCTTAGTTACATCATTACTTTTTCCACCTGGGACATAAATTTCTCCTATAATAATAGAATCATCAGGTAAGGATTTAGCCCATTCTATAATATGAGGAACATTAGCACTTTTTTCTACTAGTTCTCCTGTTTTTTTAGACTTAGTTCGTGCAAATAAATAAATATGTTCGTCATCAATTTTTTCTAACATATAAAGAGCGCCATCTTTTTTTTCTTGCGCGACCCATTTTCCATCATTTTTAAAAGCTTCATCCACTAAAGACTTAATTGGACTCCCATTATATTTCATAGGCTCTAATTGATATGATCCTACATAAAGTTCACTCATAAATTCTCCTTTCTTTTATATAATTATATAATAAAAAAAGGGACTTGTAAAGTCCCTTTTTTAAAAGGAGATTTTACTTCCTTTCCCAGCTCTGTGCTGAACAGGTATCTTTTTAGATTCAGGTCCTACTTTAACTTGAATAACAGTAGCTTCTTCGTTAAGAGTAATTCCCTTAACTCCTTTTGCAGTCTTACCTACAGGATTAATTTCATCAAGTTTAAATTGAATTGCCATTTGATCTGAAGTCAATAATATCATACAATCACCATTAGTTTCTCCAAACCAAATAAAATTATCTCTTTCATTAAGTCCTGCACATTTCATACCACGTTTATTTTGAGTACTTCCAATAAAAATAGTTTTATCAGATTTCTTTACAAGACCTTGTTTAGTTACTCCTGTAATATAAGGATGTTTATCATCAATATTCATATTAGTCATATAAAGAATTTTTTCATTTGGTTCAAGAGTAAGAATTGCGCCTAATGCAGTTCCTTTATCTATAAGACCACATTGTTTAATTTCTGATACCTTTAAACGATACATTTTTCCAAAAGAAGAGAATAGAAGAATAATATCATCTGTGCGGGCTTTAACAATATTTTCCGCATTGATAGTTCGATAAGATTTTATCGGGATGCTTTTAATATATCCTTGAATATTTCGAGTAACGATTACATCTTCAACAATAAGCTCTTTAGCTTTTTGTGCAGTTGAAGTTTTAGGAATATCTTTTTGAATTACATCTGTGCGGCGTTTATCTCCAAATTTCTTAACAAGGTCCCGCAGTCTTTCAGATAGAATATCTTTTTGTTTTTGATAAGATTCAATTACTTCTTGGCAAATTAAAGCCAATTCTTTCTTCTCTTGGAACTCATTTGCAATTGCAATTTGATCCATATTAGTAAGACGACTAAGAGTCATGCCAAGAATTGCTTCTGCTTGTTCTTTACTTAAATGATATTTTTCACAAAGATTAACTGCGGCAATTGCTTTAGTTTCACTTTTCTTAATAAGCTCAATTACATTATCAATATTTTCAAGTGCAATTGATAATCCTTCAAGAATATGAATTCGTTTGCGAGCGGCCGCAAGATCATATTCATATTCTTTTTTAATGCAGTTGGTATTATGTTCAATGTAAGTATCAACATATTTCTTTAACGTAATCATAATGGGAGTTTTACTAATGATTCCATTTTGATTAGCATTAAATTGCTTACGAAGATTTGTCGCGCTAAAAAGTTGAGCTACTATTTTTTCAGGATCTTGTCCTGCTGCACATACTACAACAAGCGAAATACGCTTTTTGTCTGATCTATTATATACATCAGCAATACCGGTAACTTTTTCTTCTTCAATAGCTTTTTTAATTTCGTCAATTACTGGCTCAATAAAAACTTGATAAGGAAGTTCATAGAAATCAATTTCTTGCCCAGAAATTCGGTATTTACTTTCAATTATAACTTTACCTCTACCCGTCTTATTAATTGTGGCAAGTTCATCTTTATTAATAATCGTTCCACCAGTCGGGAAATCAGGATAATAATTATCTTCATCTAATTCTTCTGTTTTAATATAACGAAGGATAAGTTCTGCGGACTCACTGAAGGAGTGAGGTAGCCACACATTTGAGAGCGATACGCCAATTCCTTGGGCTCCGTTCACGAGAAGTCTAGGGAAAATGGCAGGTAATACTGCTGGCCACTTATCGTCCTCGCTAAAGTTAAGTAACATGGGAACGACATCTTTTCCAATGCTCTTAAACATTCCTTCTTCAACAATTGGTGCAAGTCGAGCTTCTGTATATCGATCTGCTGCGATAGCATCCCCTCCAAGAATGATGTTTCCATTTGATCCATGAAAATCAACCTCCGGCATATTATTAGTAAAAGGCTGAGACATGCGAGCAAATGTTTCATAAATAGCGGTAGTACCGTGCGGCCACCATAGGGCTGCGACACCGCCAGAAATTTTTGCTGATTTTACATGGGGCTTTTTACTATTGTATTTCTTAGTATACATTTCCCAAAGACAAGCTCTCTGTCCAGGCTTTAGACCATCGCGAATATCTGGGAATGCACGATTCGTATTAGTATCATAACTACTATCAATGAAGTTTTGTTGAACTTCATTAATAATATCAATTTCATTAATCAACTCGGGCCTCCTCAAGATGTTGCGCGAGGAATTGAACACGAGGTTCTACTCGCTTACCGTATAGATCTTGGAACATTTTATCGGTCTTACCATAATCTTCAACTTTAAGTTGAAGTACATTACGAGTTTCAGGATCAAGCAGACAATAACTTAATTCATCACTGTCTTGTTCACCAAGACCTTTTAATCGACCAATTGATTGAATTTGCGAGCTATGATCTTTCTGATATGCCGCAAGAGCTTCTGTATCTCGTAAATATATATATTTATTTTTCTTTGTGGTTACACGAAATAGTGGTGGAACAGCTGAATATACATGACCATTGGTAATAAGTTCTGGACACATATACCAAAGAATATTAAATAAAAGGTTTTCAATTGCAAATCCGTCAAAATCTGCATCAGCCGCAGCAATAATTTTACCATAACGAAGTTTTGATTCATCATAAGTAAGTTTACAAGTTTTTTCATCTACGTCAAGACCAAGAGCTTGCACAAGATTATTAATTTCTTGATTCTTATAAATATTACTTGCGGCAGTCTTAAGAACAGAAAGCATTTTACCACGAACACCATAAATAGCTTGAGTCTCACTGTCTCGTCCTGCAACTAAACCTGCGGCAGCCGACTTACCCTCACAAACAAAGAGTTCACATTTACTACGATCTTTACTCCAACAATCTGTAAGAGTAGTGGGAAGTTGAATTGCTTTTGCTTTCGTTGGAGCTGCTACTTTTGCTTTAACTCGTTCACGAGCTTTTTTCGCAGCTTCCGCAGCCTTACGCGCAACTAAAGCTTTTTCAATAATATTTTTACCATCTTCAATATTATTATCAAGCCAAATTTCTAATTGTTCTCCAAGAGTAGAAGAAATAAAACTAGTATCTATTTTAGTAATAGTGGATTTAATCTGTGCATCATATGCAACGCCTTCTGCGGTAATATTAGCTACAAGAACCATGCCTTCTTGAAGCGATGCTCCATCAAGATTTTTATCTTTCGCTTTAAGAATACCTTGTTCTTTTGCCCATTTATTAAGAATACGAGTAATTGTAGATTTAATTGAAGTAATATGCGGGCCCGCAGATGTAAGGCCGCAATTAACATAAGGTACAATATTAGAACTGCCACGAGTAGTATAACTCATAGCAAGAGAAATAGCTTGCTTATCTTTCTTCTCTTGGATGATTAGAGGATTATTAATAATTTCAATATCTTTTCCAAGATGTTTCTTTAATAAATCTTGTATTCCATTTTTATGTTTAATTTCCTGTCCATTAAATACAATAATAAGGCCGGGACAAAGGCAAGTAATATCTTCGCAGAAATTTAACAGTTTCTTTTGATTAACCTGCGGAGTATCAAAAAATTCTTCACTTGGAACAAAACTAACAAGTGTACCACTTGAATGATTTTCTTTTCCAGTTTCTCTTTTTTTGAAAATACCCTCTTCAAAATAGATTGACTCATATTCGCCTTTTGTATTCCAAGAACTAACAAAAAGATTATGACTTAAAAAATTAGTAAGTTTACTACCAATACCATTTAAGCCAATCGCAGTTCCTTCATACACACCATCATCACGGTATTTACCTGATGTATTAATAACGTCAAAAGATGCTTGAAGAACAGTTTCTCCATCGTCTCGCATAACATTAATAGGAAATCCTTGTCCTTCATCTGCAATTGATACCATTTGACTATTTACAATAATAGTAATTTTATTACCATGACCAATATTGTATTCGTCAATAGCATTACCAAGAATCTCGATTGCAAGCTGTGTAGCATCACTGGTATCTCCAGCATACATACCTGGCCGCAAACGAACGTGTTCTCTTGGAGACAAAGATTCAATACTATCTTCTTTATAAAGGTTATCCATTAGCCCTCCTTTCATTCTATTTAATTATATCATAAAAAAAGATTTTTGTCAATTATATTACTTTTTAATAATATTTTTGTCAAATTTTATGAATTGACAAAATCTTTAAAAAAATATATAATTTATTTAGAATTAAATAATATAGAAAGGATTTTTATGAGCATAAAAATTTCTACAAAAGAGATTGAGATAATTAAAGATTGTCGTGACTTAACTAGGGGAGAAATGCTAAGTTTTATTACTGTAGACTGTTATAGTTTTAAATTAAATGAAGAATTAATACAACCTTTGCTATCCGCTTTAGTGAAAGGACCTTGGGAAATTAAATGTGATCCTTTTTTCAAAAGTATTACATACTCTGCAACAGTTCCAGTAATTAAAATTAAAGAAGGAGAATTAAAAACTCAATTTAATTCTTATTCTGCTGAATTTATTCCAGATATGGATAAAGGAATTGTTATTATTTATAGAACTCCTGAAACAAAATGTAGTGTTAATTGGAGTGTAGAAGAAGTAATAAATTTGATTGGAGCTTATTAATGAAAAAAATTATAGTTTTTATGGGCTCTCCTGGCATGAATAATATAGAATTAGCTCGCTATTTACAAATAACTAAATATCCGCAATCAATAATTATTGACAGATATGATACTTGATTAAGATTTCCAGATGAACCTTATAGGTCTGATATTGTTGAATATGCTTTTTATAATGATATACTAAAATTAGTTAAAGATTATGATACTATTATAGTAATTGCCCCATTTGTTTTAAAAGAAGATAGAGATAATTTTCATAATTTTTTACAATCAAAAAATATTGATTTTAATTTAGTAGGAGTTTGAGTTGAACGTAAATATGAAGATTTAAAAACTCTAAGAAGATTGCGATTACCGTATAGACAAGTTCCAGATGATGTTTTTGAATATTTACATCAATATAGAAGATCGCCTACACCAGAAGAACCTTTTGATGATTTAGTTTATATCACAAGAGAAATTAATACTGGAATGAGTAAATCTCAACCTTATATTGCAGATATATTAACAACTTTAGATAGGATTTAAAATGATAGTAGGAGAATATGTAACCGCAATTGAAGATGATTTACAAGGATTATTAAGACATATCAAAAAAGAAAAAATTATTCGATGCGGAAAATGTAAATATCTTGAAGTTCCAAGATCAGAGTATGAGGATTTGTGATGTAGACAATTTTGTTGTAATGTAGTTCCTGAAGCATTTTGCTGTTGAGCGGAGGAAAGATAACATGAAAGTTTATAAATTAGTGCGTTCTATTGGATATACTAGAAATATTTTAAATCATTTTTCTTTTACTTTATATGATATAGAAACAGAGCGTATGATTGAAATCCATAATCCTAATGCAGATGAATATGTTCAGCTTTGTGGCCGAGATGTCGTGGAATGGATGCCTTGGGAAAATGATGATGGAATTGATATTATAGTTCCTATGGAAAAATGAGATATTGATACCTTTAAATAATTAATTAGCTCGTCAAGATAAAAAGTCTTGACGAGTCTTTTCTTTCATGTTATAATTATATTAACAAAAGAAAGGAGAAAAAATGTCAAAAGAATCAACACTAGCTGCTCTAAAAAATCGTCATGCTCGACTTTCTATGAATGGGAAAAATATTTCAGGGCAAGGCGTTATGCGAAAACTAGAGCGTAAAATTCGCAATCTTAAGAAGGAAATTGCAAACGAGCAATAAAAGGAGTAAATAACTATTATGAATAAGACATGGGTTCCAATTGATATTGTTAAGTTTTTTAATAAGCTTGACGAATGTGATTCTATCACTATTGATGAAAGCCGCAATCAAGAGATTAATCTTAATAATTATAAGTCTATAAATCCTACTAATTCTTCTATGCATTATGTTCTTATTCATAATCAACATCGAATTGTGCTACAAATTCATAAGAATGGTCATCGAGAAGGTCTTATTGACATAGTTCAGGGAAAGCCTGAATCTGATAGCTTTTTTGTTGACCTTCTTAATGAAATGAATTCAGACCCGCGATTTAATGATTATTATCTTAATAAGCTTTTTATTCTATATAATATTTGTCATAATATGAAGGTTAATTTTATTGACTTTTTTGAGTTTGAGAGTTTTAATTTTACTATCAATAATAATCTTGTAGGTTATTTTGATGGTCAAAATTGGGGCATTTATACTAATACTTTTGAAGTTTCTACTCCAAATACAGTTTCAGTGGATGAAGTTCAAAATTTTCTTTATCTTGTAAATTGTTTTAAGGAAGTTTGTAAGGATTAAAATGATTACTGAATATCAACATACTCATATGAAATCTTCTGAAAATGCAAATGTAGCTGATTATTTTAAGCATTGGACTACAGAAGAAATAAAGGCTTGCCTCCAGAAAAATCGTTCTGGTATTGTTACTATTTTTCAAAATGTTCAAGGAGATTTTAATAAAAGTAGTGCAATCCGCGCTCATAATGCTTTCCTAGGTCATTCTGTATATATTGTAGGTCGCCGCAAGTATGATAAAAGAGGAACCGTAGGAACTCATCATTATGAAAATATTTATCATGCAGATACTTTAAAAGAAGTTATTGATTATCTTCATTCTCTTGGATATAAAGTATATGCAGTAGATAATATTATGGAATATAATCCTAAAAATATTCTTGATGAAAAGCTTCCTTATAAATCAGCTTTTGTTTTTGGAGAAGAAGGCCCAGGTCTTTCTCAAAATGATATTGATCTTTGTGATGACATGATTTATATTGGTATGTATGGTTCTGTTAGAAGTTTGAATGTAGCATCTGCGGCCGCAGTAATAGAATTTGAATATGCTCGTCAATGGAAAGGAAAAAAATAGTGAGATATTTTATTTCTGATTGTCATTTTAATCATTGAAATGAAAAAGCTAAAGAAGGAATCATTACTTTTGAAAGAACTAATTTTTCCTTTATTGGTGAACATGATATGGCTATTGTAAATATGATTCATAATCTTTGTAAAAAACTTAAGCCAGGTGATGAAGTATGAAATCTTGGAGATTTTGGCTCTCTACATTTTCTTTTTACTAGCAATCTTATTAGAGAAACTGGAGCAAAATCATATTTCATTTATGGAAATCATGATAAACTAGAAGATTTAGATACTTTCAAAAAATATTTTGATCAAGTATATCGTTATCCAGTTTATTTATCTCAAAAGTTAGTTGTAAGTCATTTTCCTGTTGCAGTATGGCCTGATAGTATAAATATTCATGGACATTTACATTCTGCTAAACTTCAAGATATTAATCATGTTTGTGCATCTATTCATGTAGCAAATTATCATCCTATCACTGAAAAACATCTTGATTCTATTTTTGCTAAACTTCCTAAATTCAATCGGCGCTTTCTTTATGAACCTTGGGCAAATAATTATCATTTTATTCAACCAAAAGAAGATGTAATTATAGATTATGATGGAAATATTGATCTATCTGCAAGTAGACTTCTTCAAAAATTAAATACAGAACGTCGCATCCAAGAGGAGAATAATTATCAACCATATCATGGAGAGGGGAATTTTAATGACTAAACCTGTTATTACTAAAGATCATTTTGTAGCTTGTATTAATGTTTTGCAAGAAGGCGATGATATGGCTCGCCGCATCAATAGAGTAGTTCATGAATATAATAGGGATGATTGAATTAATGGGTATGCTTTCTCTGATTCTCCTGCCGAAACTAAACTAATTGAAACTCT